TCGACGACATGCCGATTGAGTATATGAACAAGGAAGAAAAAAGATTAACCAAAAGACAAAGACTGCTTGTTTGGAACGCAGTCAACGATCCTACTCTAACTTTTGCCGAGGCAGCCAAAAAAGCAGGCTATAAAAATCCTATCGTTGTCGGGAGATACATGCGCGTCGGGGGCCCATATGCACATGTTCGTCGGGAATATGAACGCTTGATGGAAGAAGCGAAAAAGAAATTTGAACTAACACATGACAAGGCAGTTGAGGATCTATACAAACTCAGAGATGATGCTTGGGCCAAGGAAAACTTTACGGCGGCAATTAACGCCCAGAATCTGTTGATGAAAGTCGGGGGACTTATCATTGATAGGCGGGAAGTCTTGCATGGTAAGGTGGATCAAATGAGTCGGGAAGAAGTAGAAAAACGCCTGGCACATTTAATCGGGAGTCGGGTTTTAAGTGACAAACAGTCGGGATCAGTTATCGAGGCCAAGGTAGAAACGGAGAATAAGACTCCAGATCCCAAAGGCAAGAATTAAAATATAAATCCAGGGCTTGTATTTAGTCATCTTTGTTTCTCTTGTAATTTTTTTCCCCCTTTGGTGTAGCCATTGTTATTTCTCCAATAAGAAGATCTACAGGCTTCTCTACAAAAGGTTTTGTTTTTACTCTTACAATCATTAACAAAAGATGTTTCACACCAAAGACATTTTTTTACTTCATAACCAAAATAATTTTTTGCATCTAAAGTGCCATATAAGTATGCACTTGTAATTAGATGTTTAAGAATAAGCTGTTTCGTTTCAAATATTTTAATTTGTTTTTCATTTTTAATTCTTAAATCCTCTAAATCTTTTTCTAATTTTTGTATTAATAACTTTTTTGAATTATTTTTTTGTTTATTTGTAGGCTTATTCATCTTCGTTCTTCTTTATTGAAACAATATCGTCTTTATTCCAAGGTATTTCACACCATTGGCCATTTCTACAAATATGTATCGTAGTATTTTCTATTTCATCTTCTTCAACACACACACCTTTTATATCTAATATATAAGTCTTACTCATCTTCGTTCTCCTTAATTTCATATCCCAAACAATCATTCTTCATTAACTCATTCAGATAATTGTAAACTTCTGCATCAGTTATTTGATAATTATTCTTACGATTATCAAACTCCAATTCTATAATTACTTTACTCATCTCCGTTCTCCTTTAAATTAATAATATCTTTTTCTAATAGCTCTACTCTTGTTTCTCCATTGCTATTGATTTTGTAAAAAGTATATTCCTCATACTCTTTACTTAAAGATAATTCTTCATCAATAGTTCCTTCTGATTTTAATTGCAAAAGATCATTCTCATCTTTGGCATTAATTAATCTAGTAGATGTAATCGTTCTCACAACTGCATAATTGTATTTTGGTTTACTCATCTTTGTTCTCCTCTAGGTCGTCAATATCTAATCCTTCTGCTAGATATTCGCAATTTGTTTCTGCTCTATAGGTAATTACTTTTCCATTTTCATCTTTGAGTTCGTTGCCGTCATCATCACATCTATAAAAAAGTAAATCCCATACTGCAATATTGTTGTATTTAGGTTTACTCACCTTCGGTCTCCTCAATTGATACTATTTCTTTGTTATCATAAGTTTCATTCAGGACCTTGTAATCTCCACTAGATAAAAGTTCCTCGGCTTGTTCTTCTGTTTCAGCTATAACTTCAACTTCTTCAAAAAGAATGCAAGTTGTTAATATTTTAAAAACTTTCATCTTCGTTCTCCTGTTTTTTGTAGGCACATACTACAAAGTTATATCCCTCCGCATCTGTATCTAAATCTAATAAATCTGTAAGTATGTCAAGGACATTTACTTTATGGCTCTCTGCAAAGTCCACGCCAAACCACACACCATTAGGAATGATAATCCAATCATTCTTTTCTAATTCTTTTTCAGTTATCATCTTTCTTCTCCTTTAAATTTATTCATCATCAAAATCTTGTTTGCTGTCCAGGATATATAAAATAATACATATCAATATGGCTAACTCGAACATAGGTCTTGGCTACTCATCTTCTTCATAAAAAAATGCTATTTGTTCACCATTAATAGTTTCTATTTCTGCAACTTCATCAATACCCACCTTTTGTTGATCAGACAAAGTTTTAAGTGCTATCCAATTAGTATGCCCATATTTATTATCACAAATATCGTCAATATCCATTCCCTCATATTCTTCGTAATAAAAAACAATACTATCAAATATAGTTCCCAGGTCTTTTTCTTTTATTTCTTTGAGTTCTTTCTTTGAAAGTGTGTCGGCAAATGCCCAATTAGTATGACCATATTCGTTTTCGCAAATATCATCTATTTGTTCTGTTATATCTCTACTCATCTTCATCCTCCTCAAAATCATCCCAATAAAACAGAACATCAACACCTTGATATGTTTTAAAAATACCTTGTGTTTCTATTCCTACTTTTTCTTGGTCAGACAATGTGCTAATAATTACCCAATTAGAATGACCTAATTGATCTCTGCAATCATCATCAATAATTTCTGTTATATCTCTACTCATCTTCTTCCTCCTGTTTTGCTAAAATACTTTCAATCATTTTAGGGGAATGACCTTGCTCTGCTAGGCTCTCCCATGTGTGTTCACTCTCCCATTTTTTAATTTGTTCTAGTAAAGATGTAGCACATTCACTTCTGCCCTCGTGAATATCCTCAGTGCCATCAGATAATTCTTCATCGCCATTTAATACAGGCTCGTTATATTCTATTTCTTCCTTTAACCAAGTTTTTACTTTTTCTAATACATCATTCATCTTCGTTCTCCTTTTTTCTTTTATTAATTAAGTTCGTATATTTTGTCCATAGTCGTCTGTCTGTCGGGTGAACATCACCACTCACTCGCCACCAATACTCATTTTGTTTCCAGCCTTTATAGTATCTGCTCTCAACTTCAAACAACTTCTCTTTTATTTGTTCTACTGTTAATCGCTTATTCATCTCCGTTCTTCCTGGGTTCACCATTTTCATCAAGTTTATTTTCATAAAAATATACAACTGCTACAGTTCCTTTTGTCGGACTGTCATGAATTGATAAATCTACATCATAAAATTCTGCATCTATTCTTTTACAAAGTTCGTGCATAGTTAATTTACTCATCTTCGTTCCACTCTAATTCTTCTTCAATATCTAAATCTCTTAGTTTGGAATTGTCACTAATCCTTACCCATATTTGATGGGTTGCTAAAAGTTCAAATATATCTTTCAAAGTATCTACTACTAAAACATCACTATTATTTTTATCAACTCTTATCATCTTTTTTCTCCTTTAAATCTGGACTATCAACAACTTCCTTAATTTCCTCACCAAATGCTTTATCTCTTTCTTCAATAGTCTTGAACCAAAAACATTCAACATCAAAAAGATCGTTTTCCTTATCAAAATAATAATAAATACCATAAGGCATACCCTCGTTATCTTTCCATACGGATTTAGGATAGCCATTCTTTCTGTAATATATATCTAATTCTTCACTCCACCAATCTACTTTGACCACATTATCCATTAGCTTTTCTCCTTAATAGAAATAACTTTCACTTCTGTATAATGTGGCTCATTATCGCAACCATCATTCTCAGCTAATTCTTCTGCTTCATATTGATCTTTAGCTTCAATCGTCAATACATGACTTTCAACTACATCAACTATAACTTCATACTTTTTCATATTTATTCTCCTTTAAAAAATCTTGATTTATGTAATTTGAACAAATTGTTTAATTTGTCGGGTGGTAAATGTTTTAAATGTTCGGGTGGGGTGTTTGGGTATTGTTCCAGAATTTTAAGATCTTGGATAATTTTTCTAAACTCCTCTTTGTTGCCGACAAATCTACGGCAGCCGAAATTAGTTATTATTGGCATTTTTCTTCTCCTTATGTTGTTTTTTCTTTTTGTTAAATAAATCTAGCTTAGTTTGATACCTACGCTTAGCTTTTCTTGTTAATTTTTTGGGTTTCATCTTGATACAAACTCCTTGCGTTCTTCTTCGCTTAATCCTTGTAAAAAAATTTGCTCATATTCTTCGCTATATTCATCATAAATAGGAACTCCCATTTTAAATT